AATCAAGCCGCTTGAAGGACAGGCTATTGAAGTGGCTGGTCAGAAAGGTTCTGATTATATTTTAAGCTTCGATCCTTCGTGGGCAGAGAATGAATCGTCTGACGACTTTGCCATGAACCTTATTAAGCTCGATGTTCCTAATCGCAAAGGAATTCTCGTTCATAATTACGCTGTATCAGGAACTAATCTTAAAAAGCATATCGAATACTTGGCTTATTTGATGAATAACTTTAACATCGTTGGAATGTGCGGGGACTATAACGGTGGCGTGCAGTTTATTAATGCCGCAAATGAAAGCGAAGTGTTTAAAAATGCTAAAATCGAAATTAAGATGTTTGAAGCTGATTTTGATTCGCCTGAAAAGTATCAAGACGAAATTCGTAAAGCAAGAAGAGCTTACAGTTTAAAAGACACTCGCATTTGTTACCTTAGAGTGCCAACAAGCTCTTGGATTCGCTACGCCAACGAGTTGTTGCAATCTAATTTCGATCACAGAAAGATGCTGTTCGCTGCCGAAGCTGTCGATAACGATTTCACAGCTCAAAAGAATAAAGTTATTCCGATTAAAACGATTAAATTTTTCCGCGATCAAGAGGACAATCAAACGAACGACGCAAAGATGGTCGATTTCGTTGACCATCAATCTGATTTGATCGAACTGGTTAAAGCGCAGTGTTCTCTAATTATTCCAACATCAACAGCTAATGGACATCAGAGTTTTGACTTGCCGCCAGAACTAAAAAGACAAAGCGGAGCGGAAAAAACCCGCAAAGACTCGTATTCTTGCCTAGTATTAGGCAACTGGATGATGAAAATATATTTTGATATGATGGATTGTCCAGAACAACAGGCGCAAACTTTTACTCCGTTCTTCGTGAGGTAAAATGAAAGTCATAAAAGTACTTTTGATACTTTTAGTGTAACTTTTACTATATAATCATATGTCGCGTTCATATAACAAGAAGTCGGACTATTGGAGCAAGTTTAACAAGCCAGAAAGCAGCTCGCTTCCTGTTCATAACAACTACGAACCAAAGCTTTTAGGAGAATCTTACTTCACAGAAGTTGCCAAAGCTTCTTATAGCCGTCCAGTTCAAGGAGCTACCGACACAGCGCAGAGCACAAAGATTCCAAGAAACGGAACTGATCACAACATTCGCCGCTATGCTCTTTTGAGTCAAGGAATGCTTCCTTATCAGTTCTCTAAAGACGGTGTTGACATTCGTGATGCTATTTTGCTTTGCCAAAAGGCTTACGCAAACGTCGCTTTAGTTAGAAACACAATCGACATTGCCACAGAGTTTGCTAACACAGAGATTTATCTTGAAGGCGGCACTGCGCGTAGTAGAGAATTCTTTACTAAGTGGTTTGAGAAGATCAAACTATGGAAATTGAAAGACCAATACTTCCGCGAATATTATCGCAGCGGAAACATCTTCTATTACCGTATCGACGGCAAATTTAAAGCAGAAGATTTTAAACTTTTGTCTGGTTTAAGCGAAAACGGAGTCGTCAATAACAAGATTCCTCTTCGCTACATCTTAATTAATCCTTACGAAATCGTTGCTAAAGTTTCCGCTTCATTTTCAGAAGCGATTTACGAAAAACTTCTTTCTGAATACGAGTTAGAAAGACTCAGAAATCCAAAAGACGACGCAGATAGAGAATTGTTTAAAGCTCTTCCTGCTGATATGCAGAAGAAGGTTAAAGATAAGGCTTATTTTAGAGATGGATTAAAGATTAAACTTGATCCATCATTTTTGCTATACTCTTTCTATAAGAAACAAGACTACGAGCCATTTGCAATTCCGTTTACCTTTCCGATCATGGAAGATGTTAATGCGAAACTGGAATTAAAGCATATTGACCAAGCTATTTCTCGCACAGTAGAGAATGTATTGTTGCTTATCACTATGGGCGCGCCTCCTGACGAGGGCGGCATCAATCCAGCAAATATGGCGGCAATGCAATCGTTGTTTATGAACGAAAGCGTTGGCAGAGTTCTCGTTTCTGACCATACAACAAAAGCTGAATTCATTATTCCTGACTTAAAGAAGGTTGTTGGCGAAGAAAAATACAAGATTCTTAATCAAGATATTAAAGAAGGCTTAATGAACGTTCTTGTTGGCGACGACAAGTACAACGGTCAGACCGCGAAGATTGGCTTCTTCATGGAGCGCCTTAAAGAATCGCGCAACTGTTTCTTGAACGACATTCTTCAACCAGAAATCATTCGCATCTCAAAAGATTTAGGATTTAAAGCTTATCCTACTGCTAAATTTAAACAAATTGATCTTAAAGACGAGATTCAATATATGCGCACAGTTAGCCGTTTGATGGAGCTGTCGATTATCACTCCAGAACAAGGTATTGAAGCTATGGCTAACGGCAAATTGCCTTCTTCGGAAGAGTTGAGTCCAGCGCAAGACAAACTCGTAGAAGAAAGAAAAAAAGGATACTACAATCCTCTTGTTGGCGGCGTTCCATTGATTGACGATCTGGGCGCACCAGAGCCAGCTGCTCCTGTTGCTGCTGGAAAGCCAGTTAATAAAGTTTCGAGAACTCCAACGGCAAAACCAAAGAACTCTATACCTGGTAGACCACTAGGAACAAAATCAAGAGCTTCCACTTCTGATATTCAATCTACTGTTTATGCAGTTGATGCTTTCATGAAAGCTTCTGAGACGTTCACTGCTGAAAAGTTTGGCGTATCTAAGCTTAACGATCAGCAAAAATCGAGCGTAATCGAGCTATGTAAGAAAGTTGTTGCTGCTTCTAGCAAAGAAGAATGGACAACTAGAATGCAAGCTTGTGTGCAAGATTTAAGCAACATTGAAAAGCTTCAACCAATGAAAGAAATCACTGATACTGCTGATGAATTTCTATTGGACGAATATTCTGCGGCTATTTTGTACCATTCTGCTGTAAAGTAATTCATGGCGTTTAAGTATAAGACGAAATTAGATAACATTTCTGTCGCTTGTCACAAAGTGGGCAGCAAAGATTTTCAAATTTCCAAAGCTTCTCTTGATGAGCTGAAAAAGCTCTCTCCAAATATTAACTTTGAAGATAATCCTGATTTATTGGGAGTGTCTTTTAACTTAGCTGTGCCAAATATGGTAAACCATAATGGCGACGGTATTTCAGGAGCTACTGCTGCTAAAATCGCTAAAAGATTTGTTAACAAGTATCTAAATATCGAGCATAATAAGAAACGAGTTATCGGCCATATCACTAACTACGGATTTAATAGATTAAGTGATAACACTGCAATGTCAGAAGAAGAAGCGAGTAAAACATTAGATCCATTTTATTTATCAGTTGCAGGAGTTGTTTATAAAACAGTAGATTCGTCTTTTACTTCTTTGATGATTCGCAATTCTGATCCTGCTGATTCGTTCAGAAACTCAATTTCAGCAAGTTGGGAAATTGGTTTTAGCAGTTATTATTTAGCTGTTGGAAGCGACAATTTAAAAGAAGCGGACATCATTACTGATCCAGAAACTGTTGCAGAATACTCAAAATTTTTAAAAAGCAAAGGCGGAAAAGGGAAGCTTCAAGACGGAACAATTATCAATAGAGTTATCGTTGGAGAAATCTATCCGTTAGGAGGAGGATTCACTACAAATCCAGCTGCGCAAGTTAATGGCGTAGTGGCATTTGATTCTAAGGTTTCAGTTTCTCTCCGAGACTCCGAAGATGAAGCTTCAGAGGAAGAACCGCAAGATTTAGAGATGCAAGATTCATCAAAAGATTACCGTCACGAGGTGATGGCGTTTTTAATGAATAAAAAATCAAATTCCATTTTAGAGATAAAAAATGTAAAAAATATAAACCATATGGACTTAGAAAAACTTATCGCAGAACTCAAGGGTGCTCTTCTTGAGAAAAAGTTCGGTGAAGAAGCTGTTGCTTCAATGACCAGCCAATTCACAGAAGCTATCAAACAAAAAGACACAGAATACCGCGATTCAATCGCTGCCGAAAAAAATGCTAAAGAACAAGCTCAGAAGCTTTACAACGAAACTGTTGCTTCTGTTGAACAAATGAAAGCTTCTTTGGCCGCAACTCAAGAAGAGTTGAATAAAATTAAAGAACAGAAAACTCAAGAAGAAGCCGTTGCTCGCCTCAATGCTCGCGTTAGCGAACTTGATGCTGCTTACGAACTCTCTGACGAAGACCGCAAGGTTATCATTGGCGAAGTTCAAGCTCTTGACTCTGTTGAAGAAGCTTTCGCTTCTTACAAAGAAAAATTTGGTGTTGTATGGAAACACAAGAGCAAGGACTTCATCAAGGCGCAAGCCGCTGAAATCGAAAAGAAGATTTCAGAACAAGTTGAAGCTCGCCTCAAAGAAGTCAGCAAAGCTTCTGTCGCTACCGTTGTTGAAACAAAGGTAGAAGACAAGAAACCTGACATTACAGCTGCTCTCGAAAGCGCTGTTGCTACAAACACCGCGCCAGATAGTCAAACATCTGTCGAAATCAACTTCCGCGATAAGTTTGCACAAGCTTTTTCGCGGGAAAACATTAGCGTAAGCTATTCTAAATAATAACAATCAAGTAAATATATAATAAGGAAAACAATATGGCTATTCGTCTCTTACCATTCCGTCAACTCAATGAGTTTGACGTGGTCAATATGTACGCCCTTGTTGACGCTGCCGTTAACGAGAGCACAACAGGCGTTGGCAGCGGTGACGCAGGTGTTTTCGTTAAAGTTTCCGCAGGTAACTTTGACTTAGATCCTGTTTCATACGCTTCCGACTCATACCTCGGCAAAACCGATTACCCACACATCGGCGCTGCCCAATATCCAAAGGTTAACCTCAAGGTTACACCTGCCGCCTCTGGCGACCTCACAAACTGCCTCGGCATCACTCTCCGTCAAACTGCTAAAACAGATGAAAACGGCGAAAAACTTCTCTACTACCGCCAAAAAGCGGAAGAGCTGATGTGTGTTCTGCCTGGTCAAGCTGTTCCAGTTGCTACTCGCGGTATCTTCTCGCTCGGCGCTAACGCCGTCGACGGTACCCTCACAGTTGGCTCTGGCTTCAAACTTTCCGCCAATGGTGGTAAAGTTACAGGCTGCGCTCACAGTGATGCTGGCAAACTCGGCCTCGTTCTCGGCACAGGTTCACGCACAACTCTTAACGGCATTGCTGATCAATTCAATGGCAATTTCGCCGTCGTCGGTCTGCGTATGTAATTGAACAATAAAATATAAAAAAGGAAAAAATTTATAATGAAAATCACATTAAAGCGCACACCAGAACAGATTGAGCTTATCAAAGCTATGGCTAGCCGCAACCGTACCATCGCTTACGATGCGCAAGTTGCTCTCGCCTCTTTCATCGGACCTGTACTTGCAGAAGTTATCAACAACGCTCCTACACTGAGCAATTTGTTCACAACTCTGCCGTTCAACGCCGACGACAATCCTAGCATCCCGCTCGACCTCTACTTCGACATCAATGACGAAGACTATATCACAGTATATTCTCAGTCAGTCGCTGGTGGTCTTCCAACCAATCAAGTTCTCCCAACCACATCCGAATTGAAAGTTGCTACTTACAGCCTCGACAGCGCTCTGTCGTTTGATCGTAAGTACGCCGCCAAACATCGTATGGACGTTGTAGCGAAAACCTTCACCCGCATGGCCCAAGAAGTTCTCTTAAAACAAGAACGCACTTCCGCCTCGCTGGTAATGGCCGCTCTCGCCGCCGCCACCACAAATAGCAAGCAACACGTTCAAAAAGCTAACCAAGCTGGTCGTTTCCTCTTGGCTGACTTGAACGAACTGCTCACCCTCGCAAAGCGTATCTCCACATCGTGGGCTAACGGTACTCCTGCTGGTGGCGCTCGCGCTGGTTTGACCGACATTCTGGTTTCCCCAGAAATCGTTGAGCAAATTCGTGCAATGGCTTATAACCCAATCAACACCGTTTCTGGTATCACCGCTTCTGGCGGCACAGCTTCTTCGGTCGGCATTCCTGCCACTGACGAAATGCGCTCCGCTATCTACGGTGCAGCTGGCATTCCAAGCTTCTACGGCGTTTCGATCTTGGAATTCGTTGAAATGGGCAAAGGCCAAAAGTTCAACACCATTTTCGACACCGCTGCTGACGCCACCACCTTCACAAAGGCTGATGGTACAAGCTCTGGTGACTTCACTGGTTCCACACAAGAAATCATCGTTGGTATTGACCGCAGCCGCGAGTCACTCCTTCGTGTTGTCGCTACCGATCCAGATTCCAACTCGGAATTCACGCTCGTTGCCGACGACCAATTCAGCATCCGCCAAAATAAGATCGGTTATTTCGGCTCGATGGAAGAAGGCCGCATGATTCTCGACAATCGCGCCCTTGTTGGCAAGATCGTCTAATAGAATAGTTCTTACGAAGCCCGCCTCGAAAGAGGCGGGTTTTTTATTCTCTATATTCTAGAAAAGTGTAAACTGTAAGGTATCATCTAGTATGGAAACATCAACTGGACAGTCTGAAGTTAAAGAAAATCCGAGTCTTATGAGTGCTTTAAACAGCATTCAAGATAAGAACTCTAAGGAGTATCGTGATAAAGTTCGTGAATTAGAAACTGCTTTAGGCGTTAAAGAAGTAAATATTTTTGGTACAGCAAATCGCTCTATCTTTGAAGAAAATTTAGATGAGATGAACGAGATGCAAATGCAAGCGTTGGCGCGTCGTCTTTACATTGATCAATCTGGCAGCAAGCCTATGTTAAAGAAGCGTTTGATGAGGCAGTTTGACACTCAGAACGTTCAGAGTCGTGGTTATTTTTCTCCTCAACCAAAACAAAAAGAGCTTTTTTCTGAAAAACAGAAGATTGCTATGAACAAAATCTTAAATGGCTAATATCGAACAAGTAGCAAGCGGTATATTCTTCTACGAATTTGATGCTGATACAGCGGAAGCTAATATCAGCGTCATTTCTGGCTGGATTACCGCAAACTTAGGCGAAATCAACAACTTGATTTTTACTAATTTCACAGGTGAAGATGCTAGTCTTGGAAAAGAAGAGCAAGACATTCTCAAGCATCTTTATATGGCGAGCTACTATAAAAAGAAGTCGAGAAACGTCATCAAATCTATTGGTTCTTCCGCTGGAAACGGAATCTTGTCTTTAAAAGACGAAGACAATACAATTGTGTTTGTTAACACAAATGAAGTGAGCAAACAGTTTCATTCTTTATCGAAAAGTCATATGGAAGAAGTTAACAAACTTGTTTATGCTTATAATTATTATCAAGCAAGACCAACTCAAGTTGTAAACAAGAGTATGTTTAATGATGTTATGGGTTTGGTTGCTACTGGTACAGGTTTCATCATCTACTAAAGTCTAGTTTTAATTAAAAATCAAAAGCGCACCCTTAAAAGTGCGCTTTTTGTGTAAATTTAAATGAACGCTTCCAACAATGTCTGCTTCTACTTATAACATTTCTATAGAAACAAATACAGATTATTCTGTTAGCCTTATCCTTAAAGATGCTGGAGGCGTAGCAATCAATCTTACTTCCGCAACAATTGATGCAGAAATAAAACAGAATTATTATTCGCCAACTCTTGTTTCTTTTACAGTAACAAAAACAAATCCAAGTGCTGGATCAATCAAACTCGCTTTAAGTGCGGCGCAAACTGCGGCATTACATCCAGGCGATTTACAGTACGATGTTTTAGTGAAATTTGATAATGGTACATTTCAAAAAATCTTAAAAGGAGTTATTTCAGTAGTATCGGGTGTAACGTCGCTTTCGTAAAATGTCCGAAGTAGTTGAAATTATTATA